GAGGCTGTTGACCAAACAGCACTGAATAAGCTTCAAGCTGAAATGTCAAAGCTCAACGAAAGTCAGACAATGCTGTTTGATGCAAAAGAAGTTCTTGGTGTTGTATCCACAATCCTGCGTGACGGTGGTATCAAGTCTAAAATCATTGCACAGTATATTCCTGTAATGAATAAACTTATCAATAAGTATTTGACTGCCTTTGACTTGTTTGTTGATTTCCAACTTGACGAAAACTTTAACGAGCAAATCAAGTCGCGTTTCCGCGATGCGTTTTCATATGCATCTTTTTCTGAAGGTGAAAAGCTGCGTATTACATTGAGCATTATGTTGTCTTGGCGTACTGTTGCTAAGCTTCGTAACTCAGTGTCAACAAACCTTCTTATCCTTGACGAAACTCTTGACGGCGCATTGGACGGCGTTGGTATTGATTCGTTGATTGATACATTGCATAATCTGAATGCAGATGATAACATTTTCGTTATTAGTCACCGTGGCGATCAGTTTGGTGAAAAGTTCCACAGCCACATTCGTTTCCAAAAGATTAAAAACTTTAGTGAAATGGCCGCTTAAAGTTGTTGACAGATGACAAGTCCTAGTATATTATGGTATTATATGTTTGAAAAGGATACCCATGTCTAAATTTTATACATCAGTTGAACGGTTCATTAACGAAATCCGCTGGCGCGGTTACGAAAATGGCAAACCGTTTATGCGTAAAGTCAAGTACAAGCCAACATTGTTTGTTCGTGCTCGGTCTAACGCAACCCACAAATCTCTTATTGGTGACATCCCTCTTGGAGCTATCAAGTTTGACTCTATGACTGAAGCTCGAGACTATCTTACGCAATATCAAGATGTTCACGGATTTGAGATTTGTGGTACCCAAAACTATGTCACGCAATTTATTCAAGAAAACTATCCTGACCAAATTGACTTTGACATGTCTCTGATTAACATTGCTTCGTTTGACATCGAGGTTGACATCAGTGATGGCTATGCCAATATCAATACTGCTGATAAAGAAATTACGTCAATTGCTTACAAGTCTTCAAAGTCAAATACTTACCACCTTCTCGGCCGTAAAGATTATGACAAGACAAAGACTCAAACTGATATTCCACATGACGATATTCAGTTTATGAAATTTGATACCGAAGAGGCCTTGCTTCGTCGGTTTATTGATATTTGGACATATGATTATCCTGACGTTGTGACAGGATGGAACGTCGAGTACTTTGATATTCAATACATCGTTACTCGTATCATTCGCCTGATGGGTGAAGAGGCTGCTAAGAAACTATCTCCTTGGGGTATGATTAAACAAAACACTCGTACTTTCTTCGGTAAAGAACAAAGCACTTACAAGATTGATGGTATGGCGGTCATTGACTACATGGACGCATTCAAAAAGTTTGGTTACAAGTATGGTCCGCAAGAATCATACAAGCTTGACCATATTGCTCACGTCGTTCTCGGCGAAAAGAAAATGGACTATTCTGAATATGGAAACCTTACAAACCTATATGAACAAAATCCTCAACTATATCTCGACTACAACCTCAAAGATACACAGCTTATCCAGCGTATGGAAGATGAGTCTGGTTTGTTGTCTTTGGTCCTCACTGTCGCTTATGGCGGTGGCGTTAACTATACTGATGCCTTCGGTACTGTAGGAATTTGGGAAACAACAATCTATCGTCGTTTGATGAAAGACAAAGTTGTTCCTCATCTCAAGTCAGGTCCAGGCCAACGTGCTGGTGAATTGGTTGGCGGTTATGTTAAAGATCCTAAAGTCGGTATGCATCCTTGGGTTGTATCGTTTGACTTGAACTCGCTGTATCCACACTTGATGCTGCAGTATAATTTGTCTCCTGAAACATATGTTGAAAGCGAACGCGAATATGTATCGCAAGAAATGGTTCTTGATGGCAAATACCAAAATAATACTGAATATGCTGTATGCGCAAACGGTGCTTGCTTCCGCAAAGATAAATTAGGTATCATCCCTGAAATCATTGATGAATACTATAACCGCCGCAAAGGTATCAAGCAAGATATGCTCAAGGTTGAGCAAGCAATTGAAACTGAAACTGACCCTGTAAAGAAAAAGAAATTACAGACTCAGCAAACTCAGTTGCACAACAACCAAATGGCTATCAAGATTGCTATGAACTCGCTTTACGGCGCAACTGCAAACATTTATTTCTTGTACTATATTAACGACATGGCTGAAGCGATTACTACTTCAGGTCAGTTGTCAATCCGATATGCTCAAAAGTCTGTTAATGCATACTTGAACAAAGTACTCAAGACTGACGATAAAGACTATATTATTTACATTGATACTGACTCCATTTATGTTGACTTTGGTCCGTTGGTTGAAGCATCCTTTGGTACTGTTGATATTGACCGTAAGAAAGGTGAAGAGTTCCTAGACAAGGTTTGTTCGTCGAAGATTGAAGAAGTCATTGAAAATGGTTACATTGAACTTGCAAGTCGTATGGGCGCATATCGTCAGGCAATGGTAATGAAACGTGAAAAGATTACTGATAAATCTGTATTCATTGCTAAGAAGCGGTATATTATGAATACGCTGAACTCTGAAGGCGTTCACTATGAAGAACCTAAGGTATCGGTTACAGGTCTTGAATCTGTTCGCTCTTCAACTCCTGAAGTTTGCCGTGATAAGCTGAAGCAAGCGTTTAAGATTATTATGTCTGAAGGTGAAGAAGCAACTCAAGCATTCATTGCCGATTTCAAAGAACAGTTCAAACAGTTACCTCCTGAAGATATCGGTCGCAATAGCGGTACTGATAACATTGAAAAGTATCAGAACAAATCTTCAATTTACAAGAAAGGTTGTCCGATGCATGTCCGCGGTGCCTTGCTGTATAATCACTACTTGAAAGAAGCAGGTCTTGACAATCGTTACGAAGCGGTTAATTCTGGTGACAAGATTAAGTTTGTTTATCTCAAAGTTCCAAATCCTATTCGTGAAAACATTGTTTCTTTTCCAGGCGTATTGCCAAAAGAAATGAATTTGCACGACTATGTTGATGTTGACCTGCAGTTTGAAAAAGTATTCCTATCGCCTCTCGAAGCAATTCTTGAAGCAATAGGCTGGTCCGCTGAAAAGCAAATGACGTTGGAGGGATTTTTCTCGTGATGATGGCAAACCAAGAAAAAGTAGAGTTATTGACAATTACGATGGAAGAATGTTCCGAAGTAATTAAAGAATGTTCTAAGATACAAAGATTTGGGTTGACACCAGACAAAAATATGTTAGAATTAGAAATAGGTGATCTTATGTGTATGATTGAGATCTTAGAAGAATATAATATGATTGACCTTGAGCAAGTTAAAATGGCAGCTCGAGGTAAACGTGAAAAACTTAGACAATGGAGTACTTTGAATGTCTGATTGGGCAAATGATATTATGATGATGCACAACAAGTACGGTGTGCGCGATTGGTTTGAAGCAAATAAAGATAATAAGGAACTGATGCGTAAGTATCTTATGTTCCGTGCTCTTATGTGCCAGGAGGAATTGAGTGAAACTCTTACTGCCATTAATAATGGAGATTCTGAAGAAATTGTCGATGGTCTCATTGACCTCTGTGTTTTTGCTATTGGCACTCTCGACGTATTTGGTGTTGATGCTAATCTCGCTTGGGATCGTGTCTATAGTGCTAATATGGCTAAAGAGCCTGGAGTTAAGCCGGGCCGTCCTAATCCGTTTGGGCTCCCTGATCTCCTAAAGCCGTCAGGATGGAAAGCTCCAAACCACGAAGGAAATCATGGTGATCTTGAAAAGGCGCTAGATATTTTGCCATCAGTAAAGCCTGATGGCGGTTGGTAAAGATGATGAATCAGACTGAAATGTTTACGGAAGAAGAGATGGGCTCTGATAAAGCTCCAAAGAAACTTACAGACGAACAAATGGTAAGTATTCTTTTAACAAAAGCTCATTGGACTCGAGCAGAACCTTGGACTCAAATAGCCGAGCGTTTAGCAGAATTATCGCAAAATAATCGTTGACATTTGTTTTAAAATGATATAAATTAGTCTCAAAGGAGATTAATATGATTGTGATACATGCTTCTGGTGGAACACGTAAAGAAAAAGAATTAGCAGAAAAAGTTGCTTATTGGTGTGTTAAGAAATTAATGCCACGTTTACGTAACATCGAAATCTCAATCGAAATTAAAAACTTAAAAGGCAACTGGGCTGATGTAATGATGGAAGACTCTCGAAGAGAGTACACAATACGTTTACAGCGTGGGTTGTCTTTATTTGATTTAATATCAACAATGTGTCACGAAATGGTCCATATAAAACAATACGTTCGTAAAGAAATGGATGAATTTGGTGGTCGTTGGAAAACACGTAAAGTTGCTCGTGATACAAACTATTTTGATTTGCCTTGGGAAAAAGAAGCATTTAAAAAAGAAACAAAATTGGCAATTGAATGCGTACAAGAAATCAATTTTGTATTAAAATAATAGTAACAAATAGTAACAATTTTAAGTGTTAACGTTAACAATATTACATTCGTGTCATATATAATTTATATGAATATCACGGAGGATATTATGACTGCCGCTGAAATTAAGTTTGCCAATGAACTTATGTATGCCGTAAAAGGCCATCTCATTCCAAAAGAATATAGCGAAAAAGACATTCAATCTGTCTATGACGGATATATGAAACGTCTCTGGGGTAACCACGAACGCATGTCTTACTGTAAAGATGACTTTGAAAGGCTTTGGCAATCAAAGCATGAAGAAGATCTTGAAAATGTTGCAGTTTTAGGTTACGATTAAAAACTTTTTTCACTTTTTTTGAAATTAAATCAAAAAAGTTGTTGACATTTGCGTTAGAATAGTATAGATTGTTTATATAAGGTAAAACAAAGGAACAATCAAATGCTACTACCAAACGGTTCAATGATCAAACAAGATGTAATCGATTGCTTTAACCGCGCCGTTGAAAATGATTTCAACACACGCCCAGGCGTTGGTACTACAGACTTTTGGAACTTTGTTGAGTCTGATATGTATTCAGAACTACGCATTTTCTATAATTCACAATACATTGACGAATGTTTTGAAGCCTTAGCCGACGATTTCGAAGGTAATCTAAATCTTGAGCGTATTGAAATCTTGAAAAAAGATTTTCTAGGTGTGGAGGCGTAATTATGGAAAAATTACTTACAGCCGAAGAATACGCTACATACGAAGATTACTGCAAACCACGCCGCCAACTTGGCTTAGGCGTTATTCCTCTATCTCTTTTCAAAGCACTTAAAGCAAACCCACTTCCAGCATCGGAGCGTTAATATGAAAAAACAGCAATGGATCATGGTAATGTCAAAAGCTCAAACTCAAGAAGAGTTTAGTATGAATATGGCTTATAGCATCGACGTCCTTGGCGCTAAAGAAGCTACTGAAAAAGCTCAAGCCTATATGGAAGAGCAATCAAAAATCTTCCGCAATATTGACTTTAAACTTCAAGGAGGAGAGTGGTAATGGCTAATTACGCCGGATACGATAAAAGACATGGTGGTCCTTGGGATCGTGGTAGCGCAGACAGCTGGTATTCTCGCGGATCAAATCCTCACTATTATAAAGATGCATCGTATAGCTCTGATCGTGTTGAATGCGACCAAATGACTGAAGATGAAATCGAAGCGTATTACGCCGGTTACGATTGGAACGAAAGGTTTGGTGGAAAAAAAGAATGGTAGAATTCAATCCTATGTTTACTCCATATGAGATGATGGAGCTCGGTATTTTTGATGGTAAGTACTATGGTGAAAATACCGAAGTCACTAATCGTGATTTTGAAACGCATCCTACTATTACTAAAACCAACCTATTCATGGAAGGCGCTTCACAGCCTTTAGAAGTGTG